ATATATGGGTATTAAAATAGATTTAGAGAGAGACAAATTATTTGATGATTTGGGTATCAAGCGATTGAAAGAATCGTACATGCGTGAGGATGAAACTTCACCACAACAAAGATTTGCTTATGTCTCATCGTCTTTTGGTTCAAACCCGGAACACGCACAAAGACTTTATGAGTATTCTTCCAAACATTGGTTATCTTATTCAACACCCATTCTTTCATATGGTCGTTCCAAAAAAGGTCTACCTATTTCATGTTTTCTCAATTATATTGAAGATACTGCGGAGGGTTTAGTTGATAATCTTAGTGAAACTAATTGGCTTTCTATGTTTGGCGGCGGTGTCGGTATTGGTTTTGGTATTCGTTCGTCGGATGATAAATCTACTGGTGTTATGCCGCACCTCAAAATTTACGATGCATCTAGCCTTGCGTATCGCCAAGGTCGCACTCGCCGTGGGTCTTACGCTGCCTATCTTGATATTTCCCATCCTGATATTATTTCCTTCCTTGAGATGAGGAAACCAACAGGTGATCCAAACGTTCGTTGTTTGAACCTTCACCACGGCATCAATATCACCGATGACTTCATGCAAATCATTGAAAAGTGTATGTTGGATCCTTTAGCTGATGATTCTTGGAATCTAGTAGACCCGTACAGTAAAGATGTGCGTGAGACTGTTTCTGCCAAGGCTTTGTGGCAAGAGATTCTAGAGTTGCGTATGCACACAGGTGAACCATACATTCACTTCATTGATACAAGTAATAACAATTTGCCAAGTTGGTTGAAAGACAAAGGATTGAAAGTACATCAATCAAATCTTTGTTCTGAAATTATTCTGCCAACAAATAAGGATAGAACTGCCGTATGTTGCCTTTCTTCTTTGAATTTGGAGAACTATGATGATTGGAAAGATAACGAACTATTTCTTCGGGACGTGGCTGAGATGCTCGATAACGTCTTGCAGTTCTTCATTGATAATGCTCCTGATAGCATATCAAGAGCAAGATATAGTGCTATGCGTGAGCGCAGCATCGGTGTTGGTGCTTTGGGCTTTCACGCATATCTCCAGAAAAACAACATTGCGTTTGAAGGAGTAATGGCAAAAGTCGCTAATAACAAAATTTTCAAACATATCAGGGAGAAACTAGATGATGCGAATCTTCAACTCGGTATGGAACGTGGTGAAGCACCCGATGCTGTGGGCACTGGCAAGCGTTTCAGTCATGTTATGGCTATTGCTCCAAATGCTTCTTCGTCTATCATCATGGGAAATACTAGCCCTAGTATTGAGCCTTATCGTGCTAACGCTTACCGTCAGGACACTCTATCGGGCTCATTTTTGAATAAGAATCGTTGGCTTGATAAAGTAATTAGAGAGCACCTATCTTTAGAAGAAGGAATGGATTCTGGAAAATATTCCGATATTTGGTCTTCAATTATTGCTAATGATGGCTCTGTACAACACCTAGACTGGATGGACGAAAACACTAAAGAAGTTTTCAAAACTTCCATGGAAATTGACCAACGTTGGGTTATTGATTTGGCTGCTGACAGGCAAGTTCATATTGACCAAGCACAATCATTGAACTTGTTCTTCCGACCAGATAGTAACATTAAATACATTCATGCTGTACATTTTATGGCATGGAAAAAAGGATTGAAAACTCTGTACTATTGCCGTTCGGAAAAGATTGGTAAAGCAGATAAAGTCTCCAAGAAAATTGAGAGGCAAGTTATCAAAGAGTTGGATATGGTCGAGATTGCTCAAGGCAACGATTGCATAGCTTGTGAAGGTTAAAAATGGACGCATACAACATCTATCATCTTATTAAGAGATTATGGGCAGAACACACCAACAAACACAGTGGTTCAATTGTGAAACCGAATGATTGTATTAAGATGTGTGTCTGGACTCCAGATGGTTACAAAGAAGTAACTAATGTTGTATACAATGAAAAGTTAAAGTTTATTGAAATAGTATTGGAAGAAACATGAAAAAGATTTTAAGATTTACGGCATCTTGGTGCCAACCCTGCAAAGGCCTTGCAATGAATTTAGAGGCCGCCGAACTAACTTTACCTATTGAAGTTATTGATATTGATGTTAGTTCCGATCTTGCTATTGAATTTGGCATTCGTTCTGTTCCAACTCTTGTTATGATGGAAGACAACAACGTTATTAAACGAATTACTGGATTACAATCAGTCGAAAAACTAAAGGAATGGGCAAATGATTAAGAAAATACAAAGTAAGGTAACAGATGATAGAAACTCATTTAAACCTTTCAATTATCCTTGGGCATATGATGCTTGGTTGAAGCATGAACAGTCTCACTGGCTTCATACTGAAGTACCAATGCTTGAAGATGTAAAGGATTGGAAAAAGAAACTAACAACCGAAGAAAAACAATTCCTAACACACATCTTCCGTTTCTTCACTCAAGGTGATATTGACGTTGCTGGTGGTTATGTTAAGAATTATCTTCCATACTTTCCGCAACCTGAAGTTCGCATGATGTTGTTGGGTTTTGCTGCTCGTGAAGCATTACACGTAGCCGCTTACAGTCACTTGATTGAAACTCTTGGTTTACCTGAGACAACATATAACGAATTTCTAGAATATCAGGAAATGCGTGAAAAACACGACTATGTTTTAGATATTTCAGCACAGAATACAACCAAACAAAATACAGCAACACATATTGCAGTATTCTCTGCCTTCACTGAAGGTATGCAGTTGTTTAGCTCTTTCATTATGTTGTTGAACTTCCCTCGTCATGGTAAGATGAAGGGTATGGGTCAAATTGTTACTTGGTCTATTGTTGATGAAACACAACACGCTGAGAACATGATTAAATTGTTCCGTACATATGTCAATGAGAATCCTGAAATTTGGAATGACGAACTGAAGTCACGCATTTACACTATTGCTGAAAAGATGGTTGAACTTGAAGATAAGTTCATCGATTTGGCATTTAACATGGGTGCAATGGAAGGACTGAATGCTGAAGATGTTAAGAAGTACATTCGTTACATTGCTGACCGCAGATTGATTTCATTAAGTCTCAAAGGTATCTTCAAAGTTAAGAAGAACCCTTTGCCTTGGGTGGAAGAAATGATTAACGCACCAACACACACCAACTTCTTTGAGAACCGTGCAACTGATTATGCTAAAGGTGCATTGTCTGGTTCATGGGGTGATGTTTGGGCACACTGATAGGAAAATTTAATTATGGCAGTTGAAGTTTTTGAAGATGTTTTGCCTTACACCTATGCGGTAGATTTATACCACGAATGTAACAGAATATTCACAAGTACAGAATATTCTTGGAAAACAAATTATTCTTGGCCATCACAAATTGTTAATTCTAGTCATCCAGTTATGATTCGTCAGCTGGATGACGATAACAAAACCAAAGTTTTAGATTTTCTACATGATAGAGGAGTCATTAGAGATAAAAACTTTCATGTTATGAATTATATGTGGACCAGGCTCAGCTATATACCGTGGCATGACGACCATCACGTTAAACGTGCTATGACGTTATACTTAAATCCCGAATGGAAAGATGATTGGGGTGGAATGTACTTGTATGCAGAACCAGGTTCTACATATGGTAACGTTAAGAATTTTCAAGGTTTTGTACCTAAATTCAACACCGTTGTACGAAATGACAATCATACATTGCATCACGTTACACCCATAAATCTGGACGTTCCTTTTCCTAGATGTACACTACAATTTTTTAGTGATTTCGAAGACTAATAAAAACAATAAGGATCAAAATGACAACAAGAACAGTATCCGGTGAATGTGAAAATTGTGAATCTTCTTACGAAGTTCAGTATGCTGAAGAATTAGTATCAGATGATATGCCAGAGTTTTGCCCGTTTTGTGGAGAACCCATCGAAGATTTATCCGAAGAATATATAGAGGATGATGACTTAGATGAGAATGAGGAATGGGACTAAATTGGTATCACAATGAAAAAGAATTTACAGAAGATTTAATTGGAGACAGTTACGGCTTCGTATACCTTATAACAAATTTAGAGAACAACAGAAAGTACATAGGTAAAAAACTTTTCTGGTTCTCTAAAACAAGACAGGTTAAAGGTAAGAAAAAACGTATTAAAGTTCCGTCAGATTGGCAAACTTATTACGGAAGCAGTGACGAATTGCAAAAAGATGTTATACTGTATGGACAAGATAAGTTCCGTAGGGAAATACTTCACTTATGTAAAAGCAAAGGTGAATGTAGTTATCTTGAAGCAAAAGAACAGTTTGCGAACAACGTAATGGAAAGTGATGAGTATTACAATAACTGGATTATGGTTAGAGTTAGAAAATCACATATAAAAGACTATAATGTTAGAATATCTAAAGCAACTAAAGGATAAAAATCCTGATGCCATTTTGTTTCTTCCTGGAGAAACAGAAAATGGGATAGTTATCATG